GGCTTGCCTGACTCCAGGGGAGGCCTGGAGTAAGCTTCGGCCTTTCCACCGGCCTTGCCAAGGTCATCTGCCACGATAACCCCTTCCTGTCGCCTAGGCAGCGACTGTTGTCACGCAGGCACCGGCTGCTTACGCATCACTGTACTTTGCATATTAGCCTGGCCGCCAGGTGTTAGCCCGGTCAGGGATGCCAAGAGTGCACTAGCGCCGCTGGGTCCTTGTGTTGACTGTCCTTCGGCTGGTGCTCCTGGCGCACCCCCACCACCGAGTAGTGCGGCCAGCGGGTCCTGCGCTGCTTGCTGATCCTCTTTAGGTGCAAGCACCTTCGTGGCCGCCTCTTCAATGGAGGAGCCACGTTGGATTTCTTTGAGAATGTCAGCGAACTGCATGACAATCTCCCTCGGGTCCTGGCCTTGTGCGGCCATGCCTGGGATGGCTTGAGCGAGTTGCGCGATGGCTATGGTAAGGCTGTCGCGCATGGTCTCAATGCCAATTGACTGGTTCTCAGCGACTGCGTTCAGATCGACCGGCAGATACCTTCTTGCCGTTTCCTTGCTGATAAGACCAGCCGACTGGGCCTGCAACAGGAACACCAGTCCACGGTTCGGGTCGAGCCCGGCGATGGCACCGTAAGAGATTGTGGACGTGTGGTCGCCTTTGATGTCCTTCGACGGAACGTATGTAATCTCGTATGGTGAACCCTCGTCGTCGCCCCGGACCGTCTTCTCGACGTTTCGCCACAGCGCCTCGTCCATCTCGAAACACATCGAGACGATATCTTCAAGGGCGGAGGAGTTCAACGTCTGGAAAGTCTGAATCTGGGTGTCGAACGTACCCATCAGGGCTTGGACACCCTGACCGGTGATGATGGAGGCGTCGATGTTACCGGACCGACCCTCCGGATACCGGGAGCCCTTCATCTGCTCCATGGCGAGCATCTGGGACTCGGGAAACACCCCTTGCGGGATGTTGAGTGGAACCCGGCCCACGCCCTGAGGATTGTCAGTCTGGACGGCCTCCAGCGGCCCAATCACCATCTCAGTGATGTCGTTGGGCAAAACCACTGGTGCGTTCACCGATTGCTCCAGCGCGTTCATGGTGTAGGAGGCCACCATGGCGCGAGCAACCTGAACCCAAATCACGTCATCAAACTGACCACGGGCGTGGCCGGGGGTCAAATAGGGTCGTTGCACAACCCGAACCGGGCATCGGCTGATCGGGTTCTCGATATGCAGAAGCTCCATGTCCTCGCAGATGATCGAGATTTGGTTCTCGTCATAGTACGAGATGAGGTCGCAGTCCTTGTCCTGCTGCTCCGTCGAATAGATGTTCGGGAGCATGGTGTTGAACTGGGCCGCGTACTCCGGATACAGGTAGCGAAGCTCGGAGAGCTTGGCGGTCGCCGTAGTGGCGTAGCACAGGGTACGGCCGCGAGTATCGACCAGGTAGTAGGCCGACTGACAGTCGTCCACCCGGATCACCGGCATTTTGTCATCGAAGTCGGGCTCGACCACGTACACCATGTAGCCGAAACTGGCATAGCGGTCGGTACCGCCGTACATCTGATCCTGGAGGCGGGAGTTGTTGAAGTACGACTGACCTATTCGCGACCTAATCTGGGCAGCCTTCTTAGCGGCCTCACTGTTCTGGCGCAGTGAGTTGCACTGCACGGACGGAAGTGGGGCCATAACCTCCGATATGTCACGTGCTGCGGTATCAACCAGGTTGGATACCAGAGCGTGTCCATCGAAATCCTCCGGAAGCATTCCGGGGGCAACCTTGTCGTAGTCCCCGTCGCGGGCAGCGATAACCGACTTGATGGCAATATCGCGCTCACGGCACAGCTCACGGAGCTGTTCGACCGTGGCCTTGACCTGCTTTACGTTCTTCCTAGGCTTGCTCATACTCGCGGGCTTCCACCAAGTTCAGCTTGAATCGGGATCGTGCGGCTCGTTGGCCGACAAACTTACGGGCATGTCTCATCGGGTCCACATGCTGTGATGCCCTACGGGCTACCTCGCGAGCTCGAAGCTCCGCGAACCAGAGGGCCATCACCAGGTCGCACTTCACCTTGTCGGGATCGTTCTCCGGGCTCCAGACGACAAGCTCGTTCACCAGGGTGCGTACAGCCGGGTCTCGTGTGCTAGGGAGTTCCAGTAGAGGCTCTTGGACACAGCGCCACTCACCGATGTCACGGGCGTGGGATTCGGTAGTCTTATCATAGACTCCGAAAAGAGGAGCCATGGAAGCCACGCCGTAGGCTGGGTCCCACTTGTTGATACCAGTGTGATGCTCCTTGAAGATCACGCCGCGTGTGGTGTACCACTGCCGCCATTCGTTGTTCTGGGTGAAGAACTGGAGCAGGCCGGTTCGTTCCACTCGCCACTCGTTGATGTTGTACTGGACCGTCAGGTCCCGCATGTGCTGGTTCAACTGGTCAGGAGTAGGAGCCTTTGGGTTTCGAACCGCAAGCAAGTACCGTTTCCCGCTGTCACGGTCAACGGCCAGCACGACCAATCCGGCCCAGTTACGGATGGAGGGGTCGCAGCCACCGATGACGTAGGTGTTGTGCATTCCTCCGGGCGGGTGTCCAAGGGTGTCCTTCTTCAGTAGACCAACCTTGCGTTTCGGGTTGGTAGCCTTCTCCAGCGCATGCATCGGGAAGATCGCGTCTTCCGCGATCGACTCCTGCTGATAGATCAGTGCCCAGCCACGGGCGTTATTCTCCGCGCGTGGGCCGTTTTCGAGATGCAAACCGTCCCACCGTGGAAACAGGCGTATACCTTCTGGGTCCAAGAACCCGTCAGCGCACGAAGACTGGCCACACATGCAGGCATCCTCGGCGTTGGGTCCGGACCAGGAACGGTCGCTGTAGGGCCAAAGTGTGATGTGTTCATCGGGTGTCGAACCTTCCTCTAGGATGGCCGGTGAGGCCAGGTAGGTCCATGGTACCACACCATTGGCGTAGTGCTCAGGGTTCAGCATCTGTGAGTACAGGTCGATTGGTGCGACGCGGGTACCAACAACAACCAGTTTACCGTTGAGTTCGATCCGTGACGATACGTCACGGCGGAGCCACGCAAGCTGGTCCTCCCACATGTTGCAGTTCTTGCCCGTGATCGCGTCATCGAGGATGACCATATCGGCACGGGAACCGTAAATCTGCTGCCCGATGCCGAGAGCCTGCACGTTCGGGTCTTTCTCCTCCGGGTCACGAAGGTCACCGCCAAGGTAGATTCGATCCTTGGCCCACTGGTCTGCTGTCGCGTGCCAGCCGCCCTCAGGGGCGTACGCTTTCTGGAGTTGAACGTAGTTAGGGTGGGTCAGGCGCTGCTTTATGCCAAACAGGAAATCCTTCGCCAGCCGGGAAGTCTCGGAACAGATAACCACTCGGAAGCCGGGGTCCATGCAGAGCCGATAGACCACGTAGTCTACCGTCAGGGTCATGCTCTTGGCATGGAATGGGGGACAGTTGATAAGAATGCGGTTCGGGTTGCCGGGAACGAACTTCTGGGACTCATGGATGCTACGCGGCGGCTTGCCTTCCAGCATGTCTGTCCACTGGAGCTGATGCCAGAACGTCTCGGTGTGCAGATACTTGCGTCGCCACTGGGCAAAGTCAAGCTTCTCGCCACGATCCTCGGCCGCGATCTTCCGAAGGGCGCGAGCTTGGTCAGCCCGCTTGCGAAAGTTGACATCATCACGACGCCAACCCTCATACGACTTCAGCGTACGACCGGCAAGCTCACAAGCCTTGGTGACCGTGTAGCCCTGAGCCAGCAGGCTCAGCACTTTCTCCTGGGCACCGGACTTAGTGTATCTCGTCGGTCCCCTCGTTTTGATCTGCACGCATGCACTCCCAGTGTCCAGGCTTCTCGTTTACCATCACGGCGAGCATGTCGCCGCGCTCGAATCGGCCCCCACACCAGGCGCATATCCCGCCCTTGTAGGCGGGTGACTGGCCCCAATGGGAAAAGACTACAGATGAGGGATCGGTCGGCGGTGGCGGGTCACCAATCTTGCGAACCGTCACTGGAGAAAAGCCGGTCAGATACGGCTCTTCCTCTTCCTTCCCTTCCTGGCCTAATGTTTCCCGTTCCATCACTTCTCGTCGCATCTGAATGTTCCGAGCCAACGGCGAGCTGTAAGTGTACTGACGCTTTACCATTTCTCCTCCTATCCGTAGCAACCACGGGTTGGTTGCTAAGGGCTGAAGTATAGCACAGCTAGGGGGCAGGGAAATGCGATCACCTATGGTGATCTTCTGTTGGCAATGTCAATGAGGTTCGTTCAGCGATTGTTTCCATTTACTGCGACTGTAAGGAGCATAAATGGAACCAAAGAATACGTGCACTTAAGCACGGATTCTTTTATGCAAGAATCCTTAGCTTAGCCTAAGGGAGGAAAAGCGAATAACTAATGAGCTTTTCCGACCGCTCCTGCTACGCTTGAGGCTCCGCAGGAGCCGAAGTACTAACTAGCTAACCTGTACGGCAGGCCTTCAGCCTGCCAGGCTCCCCTCCCCCTGTAGTCCCCCTCCCCAGAAACTTTCCCCTCTACTATATACCTTAGGGGGCGGAAATCAACCCCTGTGAAGATTCTAGCAAAACTTTTTTTCTACAAGCCTCTGACCTGGGGTTTTGTCTGAAACTTTTTTTCTGACACGCCCGACTGTCTCTCGAACATATGTACGGTTAGGGTACCCTGATTTCACCTGAGTTTGTGAGTGAGGGACTATACATATAGAGGGTCGAGGGATTAAAAGGGGGTGGGTCAAAGAATGCATTTCTAATTGCATTCATGTGCATTTCTAAAATGCACAGCCACCCATGAAACAATGCACGAGGAAATGCAACTTCGTGCATTCTCTCAAACTCAAATTCGTACATTGATAATCATTAGTGAATGATTATCTAATATATATGAACCCGTTTATGCTAATGCACAAAGAATGCACTAAGCATGGGCGTATTACAGTTTGTATACACATGTGCGAGGGAGATGTAATACCATAACCACATCATAACCACACCCAGCACCCACCGGCCAACACCACGTAGACACCTAATCCACATGCTGAGACGTATGGTAACAACTTGGTAACAGCCTGTCTCACATCGTGGACAGCCCTTGACTCGTGCACCCATGCGCGTAGCGTGGTGCTTGCAACACCGCTGCACACACCAGCCGTAGGCTAGGCCGTCACTGTGCACCCGTGAACCAGGCGAGACGGAGACAGGCGCACGGTGGAGACGTACGCCCAACAGACTGTAACTCAATAGAGGATTAGACACCCTGTCTGGTGAGACAAGCGCGGTTCGATTCCGCGCTCAGGGACTGAGCGAGCGTCGGACGTGACGCTCGCACAATCGAAAGGATCAAACGATGAACTTTCCAACCAAACAAATCCAAGACATGAGGACAACCGAGTTCGTTGAATTCTGTCTAGGTCTTGATCTTCCGATCTTGACCGAAGCTGTCTTCCGTTTGGAAAGCGCGGCGTGGGACTGGCCATTTCTCACCCGCGATCAGTTCGAAGCAGAGTGGAAAGAAGTGGATAAGCAGCAATGCCAGTGCGCAGAGATATTGCATGGTCACTTGACCGGATGTCCGAAGGATTAGGTTTCACAAGCCCGCCTAGGTGGGTAAGTGCGTTGCAAATGCGCACTCGGGCACGCACAATCCTGTTTCATTGTCTAGCGGTGAGGAGAACCGCAATGTATTGTGAATTTTGCTCAATCTGGTTTCCACCAGGAGACAGGCACACTTGCGTCAATTTAGACGGCTATCTCGTCAACTATGATTGGTGTGAAAGTTGTAACCGTTGGCACGCTTCCCTTACAGACCCCCTTGGGGTGAGGATCGGCAGTAGTGCCTATGAACGAAACGGATACGTTTCCGCTGGCGAATTGTCACTAGCGCGAATGTTTACAGATCATCTTCTAGCCAGTAATACTCGCACCGATGCTCAGCAGGCATACGCAGACAATCGGTTTACGCATGACCTGTTTGGGAATCCGGAGGTCGTGGTCGATTATGAAAACTACGCGGACGAAGATGACGAGGAACACTATCCGGACGATGACGACTATTACGGTGATGATAGCGGTTCAGAGTATCTAATGAACTACAGCTATCGGCCATTGCCACGTTTCCGGGGCATCGGTCCTATCTTCCTAGGAATTGAAGTAGAACTCGAAGCCGTTAGTTCCAGTCAGCGCAACGAAGCCGCAATGATGCTGGCGAGTTGCGTTCCAAATGACCGTGCCTACATGAAAGAAGACGGCAGCCTGTATCGCGGGCTAGAGTTTGTGACTCACCCGTTCTCTTACATGTGGCACAAACGCTACTTCGGGTGGGAGCGCGTCTGTAAGACATTCCAGGACGAGGGACTATTCGCCCAGGAGAATACGGGGATTCACGTTCACGTGTCTCGCTCCGGCTTCGACAATCGCTCACACGTCTATCGTTGGCTCAATCTCATCTATCGCAATCCTGAGTTAGTCCAGCACGTCGCACGACGCGGATCGGTGGAGTATTCCACCTGGCCGCGTACGGCGTCCGGGCAGACTAGGCACAAAGAAACTAGGAAGGTGATAGCTAAAGAAGGCACCAACGCAGCCAACGTAACGGCACTCAATCGGTATGACGTTATCAATGCACAGAACCCCACGACATTCGAGGTTCGTGCATTTGCCTCGTCAACCGATCCAAACGAAATCATGGCCGCACTCGGTCTAGTAGATGCATCTGTCCGCTATACCAAAGGCCTGCGCTCACCGGACGTAATCAATGGCGGTTGGACTGGTCAGGCATTCACTGACTATGTTGGCAGCCATTCACGTTACGCGCCGTTGCGCGATGTT